GAATTTCAGAGGCTATCTCCGGTCGGACTCTTACCCTCTGCGCGTCAAGACGCGCAGCGAGCCGTTCCAAGGCCTTATAACCATGAGTCACAGTAAGTGGCTTACAGTTAGGAGGAACCTTGGATCGGAAAAGAGCCCGACGTTTTGTCCTTTCGGGTCTTCCCTTGGTCTCTCCGCGACGGAGCCTTCCTCCTCGAAGAGCGAAATACCGAAGTATTTCGCCTTCTCGGAAGGCCACCAAGTCGTGGAACAGGACAGTGTCATCGTACTTCTCATCTCCCACATCACGAAAGCGACCCATCTTAAGAAAGGTCGTCCGGAACTGGTAGAAGAGACGAGAATCACGGGGCACTGCCCTAAGAGACCGAGGGAAGAGGCCCTCCTCTCGATACTGTCGCCTCTCAAGGACTTCCTTGGCAAGGACGGCGAGGTCGCGGCTGCATGCAGCAGCGAGCCTCGTCCGAGCGTGCCTCGGTACCTTGAGACCTCTTCCATGATACCCATAGCCACCAACAGACTGAGGAAGTCTGAGGGAGGTGTTTGGGCACCAAGGGAAGAGTGTCTTCTGAACTCTCTCTGCTCTCCTAGCAGAACTCTTCCACATGTCATCAGATGCCGACATGGGTTGAGTGATACCAGGAGGGGGGCAGGGAGGGGGACAGAAGGCGACGGCAGTATGTTTCTTGGTATCCTTAAGCACATAGTAACGCTCGCACAAAGTAAATCCATACGAGCTTACAAATGTCTTAAGGCGATTAACACTTGCACCAACGGCTTCGATACACTGCGAGTACTCTTCGATAGCATAACTACCGAAAGGAGAGTAACCGCAAGCATCGTCGCCATGTGTAACGGAGCGCTCGAAAGCCTCTGTGGCCCAAGCGTTAATCCAAGACAATACCACGAAACTGAGAGGAGTACCCATCGGGCTCCCCCTCTTCGAAATTTGCTCCGTCTCGCCCCAAGACCAGACTCCATCAAATCCTCCGACTCCCAGACCGCGGCATGCCGCGCGGAAGTCAGAAGGTCTGAGTCGACCAGCTTCAGAGAGGGAACAAATAACTTCCTCAACCGCCTCGAGGGACAGTCCATCCGTGGCCTTGGACAGGTCAACGGAATAGAATGTCCCCCCAGGTGGCACGTTAAGCGCTTTGGGGTACCCGGATCCATTTGGAACGAAATGCTTCCTAGGAAGCATTCGCGACGTTTGTCGGATCCACGTACCTTCAATGAAGGTCAAGGCGTCTGGTACGCCAATTACCCTGAACTTCATTCCTGGACTCTTGAGAGCTACAGCCCTAAAGCGAGAGCTTTTAGACTCCACCTTAGACCTGAGTTTCAAGAGGCCAAGACAGCGAATAACGTGATCATCTGTAGAGACCTCGAGTGTTTCAATACCGTCAGTGATGACTTTGAGACAGAAAGTCCCAAGACTATCCTGACAGTACCGACCAAAATTTCTCTTGACAAGCATGCGGGTAGAACCGCCGGTCATATTGAGAATCATGGCCTCGATGCCTCCAAGATGACGGAGGAAGCCATCTACACCGCCTCGAGTGGCAGGCCACTCGAAGCAGGAAGATGTCGAAGAGGGAAGTTTTCGGGCATCATAATTCGGATACTCCTTCGAGAATTTAACCTCTCTAAGAATATACGAATGTATGCTGTCCTTAAACCAGCCCGGTGTGGGATGTGCAGTTCCGCTCAACCGCTTGGCATCATCGAGAGCCTCCTGCTCACCCTTTCGGGGGAGTGGAAGCGCTCTAGCCAGGCGGGAGAAAGCGAAGCCAGACCTGCCTTGCTTATACGCCAATCCAATAAGACATTCTCTCACCCCGCGCGGGACGCGAGACGAGAGAGTGACCTTGGATCGGAGCGAGGCAGATCGGACCTCGTGACACAACTTCTTCAACTCAGTACTTACGAAAAGCCAACCGCGAGAGCGGACCGTTCGTACGAACCAAGAATGAAGATGCCATGCCACGAGCCTGTCATCCCAGCCCGAATGGACAAGACCGGACCAGCAAGCTGTCCAAGCTTGCTGGTCTGGGGAGAATCGCCCCCTCGATGCACGCCTCTGGGAGCCCTTTACAGGGGGACCAGAGTGCTGCTTCGCACGGGGGCCCAAGAGAAGTGATGGAAGTCGCTTCTCGGTGTGCCGCTCCATGCGG